CACGAGCCGCTGGAGAAGTCCGTGAAGCAAGTGCTGTATCTATTGTAACAAAGCCAAATGGTAAAAAAGTATTTGAAACAAATCCAAATATACATCTACCCGAAGTGAAACCTTCTGAACTAGGGTATACTTCACACGGCATTGATACAATTACAGATAAAAGTGCGCTACGTGCTATGATAGGAGAGAAAAAAGCCATTAGTGCGGGATTACATGAAATTGAAAGTGTGGCTGAATTACGAACTAAAGTGAAGAAAATTCTAGATGAAGAAGGAAGATTATTTAATAAAGAAAAAGATGCTGTACGAATTGCTAATAATGTTGCTATAAATGGAGCGCGTGCGGCTGCTAAACGGGAACGATCCGTATCTCGAGAATCTGACGATTTAATGGGATGTATTATTCAGCGGGGTGGAAAGGCTTGTCCTCCAGTTTCCACACCTACGCCAACTAGTGGCACTCCAGGTAGTACTAAAAAACAGGGAAAACCAGTAAATATAAAAGACAATGTAGCCGCTCAAAATGAGTTAAAAACTGCTTCTTCCGACCAAAGAAAGTTTTATAACGATTATATGACAGGTCGACAATATAAGATTGGGTTTTCAGATGCAGCTAAAGCTGCATGGCAAGAACTACCCCCTGCGGTTATTGATGTACTTACAATAGATCAATTAAAAATTTATATTCGTTGTAAGGGCGTTAAAATCCCTAAGGGAATAAGAGGTCAACCCGCACTGAGCACTATTGCTAAAACATTACAAAAAGGCATCACTCCAACCAACCCCACTTCAAGTAAATTGCTAGAAAAATTTCAAGAAACACTTATTAATGAACTAAAAGAAGCACCAAAGCCTATATCTATTACAGATTTTTTAGCTCTTGAAACTCGAAGTACTGTATCTAATCTTTATAATTCAGAACTTCGACAGCTTGAGAAGTCTGGATTTACTGCATTTTCAAAAACAACACCTCCAAACCCCCCATGTCCTCCATGTGAGGTAGATCATATAGCACCAGTTCATGCTATTTGTGTCTGTTTACAAAAAGTAATGAAGGATACACAAACGGCAATATCTGAGTCTACATTAGAAAGATTATCTAAATTGCTTAATGATAAATCCAATTTAGAATGGATTACGAGCGCCCAAAATAAAGAATATGGTAGAGACATACAAATAGGTATTACTGAACTATTAGAAGGTAAATATAACCCACCACCAACAGGAGGAATGAAGCGTTTACTAGACGGATTAGAAAAAATGGCAGGTAGAACCTTTCATCCTAATAATAGCAAGGCTTTTAAAGCTATTGAACATCTTCGAGATGCAGTAAAGGGAACAGCAGTAACTCCATTTCTTAAAGGCGGAGGTACTGATGAAGAATTACAAGAAATAAAAAATATCATAGAGAAATTTGCAGTTGGTCTTAGAACGGGTAATTTTGATAAAGAAACAAAAGAATTTATACAGATATATAATGCTGTAATACATGATGAAATTGATGACGATGATGATAGTGATGATGAAGAAGATAAGCAGGAATATATATCACCCTTTTCAAAGGTATTTTCTCACATATTAAATCCAGGAGAATCTGTAGAAGAATCGTCTGAGCCAAAAGCCGAACCCCCCCCTCCTACATCAGGACTTGAAGCACAACAAGAAGAAAAAAAAGTACCACCAAGCACTGGATTACTTGGAACCTCTGGATTACTTGGAACCTCTGGATTATATCGTGGATTACTTGGAGCTCCCCCACAACCGCAAGGAACCTCTGGATTATATCGTGGATTACTTGGAGCTCCCCTAAAACCGCAAGGAGGAACAAGAAAAAACCGCCTCTACATAAAATCTAAAACCTACCGCAAGTAAACCTTTTTGATCTATAATCGTAAAACGATTTCTAATCAAAAGAATAAACTATACACCTTCTCATCCTTCGGCACCCGCTTCACCTTGAATCCACTAAACGGCTTCTTCTCCACCTGATCCCGCGGCCGTGCCATATGGCACTCTTCCGCGATCACCTTGTATAAGTCAAAACTCGGATACTTTTCATTTCCATCGGCATCAATCAGTACATTCTCCCGTCCATCCGTCACCATCCAGGTCCACATTGTATTGAATAAATCCGACCCCGTTTCGCGCATCTCAATACCCTCCTCAGAGGACATGACACGACCACCCTTCTTCGGCTCCATCTTATGGGGAAATACGGCCTCAAAAAGGCTCACTGCAAGCCTACAAAGGTCAAACGACGGATTCGGTGTGACAATCGCCTCCTTTTTCACAGCAAACTCTCCAAAATTATACTGTGTCGCTGCATCATTTCCAGGACGAAAATCATCACTGTAGACTATCTTATCACCTAACTTGAATACAGCACGGCCGAAATCAATAATCTGGAAAATCTTTCCATAGGTCGGTACTCTCCATGTGGTTCCATCGCGCTTTGCGTAGTACAAAAACTCCTTCTCGGTCGATGACCAGACAATATTATTGGAGTGAAGGTCGTTGTGCGTCATTGAAAGTGTGTGCTGCATGGCACAGAGACCCGCAATCACCTGAAACAACCACGCTGACCAACGCGCCTCCCACTCAGGCTCGCCAGGCTCCGCACCTACAAGGCTATGATTCTCAAGAAGAGTATCCATGACACCCTCTGACCGTTCAAGGTACATAAGCATTACTGGAAAATCATTAAATTCGGCAAAGAAATGCGGGTCATCATTATCCTCCTCCTCATCCTCCTCAGATTTATCCGATTCCTCAGACTGGCTGTGAAAACTCAGATTATCGGCCGTATGAATACTTCCCGCTCCGCCAGGAACAGAATCCGCCTTTAGTGATTCATCCGCAGACGCCTCAGCATCCGAATCCTCTTCAGAATTTGTCGAGTCTCCGCCCTCATTAATAAAGGAGGGCCGACGAGTCCAATACGCTCGATCCGAATCCGTTTCAAAATCTGCCTGCACGGCAAATCGCCTTGCATCCAGTCCTCGCCAGAACCAGCGAGTATTACGAAAACTATCGTATTCTTCACTGATATTGAACATATACTTATCGGCAATGGCCGTCATAGAGCCGTAGTAAAAGGGAAAATGCGGCGATGCATCGAGCTCACGGAGACGTGAGAGACTAAAGTAACTCAGTGCCTCTACATATGCCTGATTCATTGGGTCCTTCAGTTTCTCCTGAGCCCGAGCCCATCCCTTTGTGCGAGTTGGACTGGCAGGAGCAGTCGCAAATTCATAGCGACCCTTCATCCAACGAACAGGGTCCAGAAGATGGGTCACCTTGCAATATGCCTTCTGTTTTCCAGTGTGCTGTCCATTTCCGAGAGTAATCTCGCAATCACCCTTTCCCGCCTCACTGCCCTGCCCTTGCCAGCGCCACTTGTGGTCGAGCCACGCCTGGACCTTTGAATCAATTCCAAGGAGCGAATATGCCGGATGAGATAAACTTAGGTTCCGAAAACCAGACATTTGTGCCATATGTTCGGCCGTTAGAGTCTGTTGTATTGGAACCACGGGCGGAGGAGGGACACTTTTCAACGCATTATCCCATGTTTCCACAGGCATTCTTTCTGGTCGGGGTTAAGGTAAGGGTAGTTTTCAAAAAACGCGTTTGCGTCCCTAGTATATAGAGACGCAATGGCAGCCGCTTCCGCTATGAATGTATCCCTCCGCAAGTTCGAGATGAAAAAGATTCCTCAAGATGCCGTGGCCGTTTTCATTGGGCGCCGTCGTACAGGTAAGAGTACCCTTGTTCGTGACCTACTTTACCACCATCAGAATATGCCGCTCGGCACAGTCATCAGTGGTACGGAAGAGTCAAACAGTTTCTACGGACAAATGATTCCGCCACTCTTCATCCATGGAGAGTTCAGCCCTGTCATTCTGGCAAATTTCTGTAAACGGCAGAAACTCGTGATGCACAAAATCCAACAGGACCTCGCTGTTGGCAAACAGAGTAAGATTGACCCTCGCTCCTTTATGATTCTTGACGACTGTATGTACGACGATTCCTGGACGCACGACAAGAATATTAAGTACCTCTTCATGAATGGTCGTTGGCTCAAGGTCTTTTTCTTGATTACTATGCAGTACCCCCTTGGTATTCAGCCGGCTCTCCGAACCAACGTAGACTATGTTTTTATTCTCCGTGAGCCCTACGCCTCTAACCGTAAGCGCATCTATGATAACTACGGGTCGGCCTTTCCTTCCTTTGAATTCTTCTGCCAGGTCATGGACCAATGTACACAGAATTACGAGTGCCTTGTTATTGACAATACATCACAGAGTAATAAACTTGAGGACTGTATTTTCTGGTACAAGGCTGAGATGCACCCTGAGAAGTTTCGTATTGGAGCACCCGAGTTCTGGCAACATAGTGAACAACACTATCGCGACAAAGATGAGGAAGATATTAACCAGTATGACCCGAGTGCAGCACGGAAGCTCAAGGGACCTCCTATTAATATCCGCAAGATGTAGAGATGAAGAGTGACACAATAGCCATTTTATGTATACTTCTATTCGCGTGTGTACTCATGGGATGGTACGCTGTTGAAGGACGCACTGAGGGATTTGAAGCAGGTGAAGGTCAGATGTGCGGCGTTGATAAGCCCACATGTGTACATGGCACTCGCTGCATGAATGGATACTGCACTTCTTCCAATACTCCGATGTTGCCGACCTTTTATGATTTACCCGTTGAGCCTTCCGATCTTGGAAATCCTGGCGGCTTTCTCCACACTGAATAGAATGGCTAAGATGATGCGTTTAGGAGTTGCAGGCTGTGCCCTTGTTATCTTATTTGCGGTACTTCTATTCATGCCGATGCTGCGCAGCATGTTCCCCGGCCTCGTACAGGGCTTTTCCAATTATGATTGCAAGCGTGAGACACAATGCCCTGAGGGAACCTTCTGCCAGAGCGACCAGTGCATTCCGATTGTGACGAATGAGATGACAAATTCAGCGGGTGCCACTGGGTATTACGCGTAAATATCTGTTCTATGTTTTTTCAAAAAACTGTAAACAGACTAGTCCTTCTTATCCTCATCCCTCTTCTCCTTCCTGCGCTCCATAACCAGGTCAGCAGGCCCACTGAACATGCTGGCATACGAGCCAACACCTGCAGTAAAGGCTGAGGCATCCGCAGCCTCAGG